AGGGCGGGGCGGTTACAGATTTGAAGTTTAGTGCTGGTCCCTGTTTTGGGACTGGAAGAAGAGAAGGTCATGGATACGTCCCTGATCAGTTGATAAACGAATGATCGCCTTGTTGGCACTACGCCACCACGGAAACAGAAACGAGGTTTTACGAATGGAAGACTTTCTGCGGGCCTGTCAGAGCGCTGTTCTGGACAACGAGGCGAAGGCACTGGCGGCAAAGATGGGCGTTCCGCACGTTGGCCTACTCCAGCGCGCCAACCCCGACAACGATGCTCACCACCTGACTGTGGAGCACCTGTTCGGGATCTTGCTGCATACCGGCGACATGCGCCCTTTGGCCGCGCTGGCGAATGAATTCGGTTTCGACCTGGTCGCCAAGTCTGCTCCCCAGCCTCAGGCGCTCACCAAATCTCTGATCAATGTCGGCAAGGAAGTGGCTGATCTGACTATCGCGGTACACGAAGCGCTTGGCGACGACCACGTGAGCACCTTCGAAAAATCCTTGATTCGCCAAGAGATCAACCATGTCCGGCAGAGCCTGGACGTGATGGATGAATCGGTGAAGGCCGCCTGAAAACATTCCGCATGCGGAAACTCGGGAAATGGGTCACTGCCTTCCCACTATTAGCTTGAAGGTCGACAAAACCATCAGGCACAAAAAAGCCGACGGTCGAGGTCGGCTGATTCGATAACACTTTGTGAGGCCGATTATGCAGAGCCAACCTAATTCAGGCAATACCCCGACCAGTGTCGCGACACGTTTTTCGAATTCTGAAAATGTTTCGCGTACCACCATGTCCTCTCGTGAGATCGCCAATATCACGGGCAAGCGTCATGACAACGTGAAGCGCGACATCGTGGCAATGCTCAAAGACTTGAAAGTAGATGTACTCAGTTTTGAGGACATCTATCAGGACGGCCGCAACCGAGAGCAGGTGCAGTACCAGCTCGACCGAGAGCACACCGACTGCCTCCTCACCGGCTACAGTGCGCCGCTGCGCATGAAGGTGATTCGCCGCTGGCGCGAGCTTGAACAGCAGCGGGGCGCTCGCGAGCAAGTGCTGCTCAATGGCACGAAGATCGTTGGCGAGATCGCCATCATGGAGTGCTTCACGCGCCTGCTGAAGCCTGCGGCGTCCTGCCAGATGGCCATGCTGACGAAGATTGCCCAGAACAACGGCCTGGACCCGAAGTTTCTCCCGGGCTACGCCGTCGACGCTGCGCCAGACGCTACTGGCGGTTCCTCGATGCCCACCAGGTCGGCCACAGCTTTGCTCAAAGATCACGGCATTCGTTATGCGCCGGCGGCGTTCAACCGCGCACTAGAAACCAGGGGCTTTCTCAAGCAGCTCCAGCGCAAGAACTCCAAACAGGAGATGGTTCCGTTCTGGTCGGTAACCGAGAAGGGCCTTGCCTACGGCAAGAACCTCACCAGCCCCCAATCCCCCCGCGAGACGCAGCCTCACTGGTACGTCGATCGCTTCCTCGAACTGGCCAAACTGGTCGGGAAGGCCTGACATGCAATACACCGTCACGATCAATCAGGTGAAGGCGCTGGAATGGGGGCTGAACTCTCAGCAAGCCCTGCTGTTTGCCTTCGTCTACGGCTGCCCGAGTTGGACCAAGCCAATCAAGACTGATGACGGGATCTTCTTCGCGCTGAGCAAGGCCAAGATCATCGAGGAGCTACCACTGCTCACCGATAAGCCGGATACCGCTTACCGCATGCTGAAGGCCCTGGAAGAGGCCGGTTTGATTGAGCTTTCCAGCACCTCGAACATCACGCTGTTCCGCCTGACCGAGAAGGCGGTCGAGTGGAACCAGAAGCTTGATGGGTCGGAAAAATATCCGACCCCGCCACAGAACAAAGGTCGGAAAAAAATCCGATCTACCTCGGAAAAAATTCCGAGCAAGGTCGGAGAAAAATCCGAGCAAGGGTCGGAAAAATCTCCGACAAATCAGGATACCAATCATCAGGGTACCAATCAGGATACCAGTCAGGACTTGCAGGATGGTCCGGACAAGCCGGCCCGCAACTTGGTGCTGGTAGTTGACCGCACCGATGCGCCGCGGGTCGAGATTCCCTCCGACATGCCAGGCCCCAAAGACCAGACCTGCAAAACCTTCAAGGTCTGGGCGAACTACGCGATGGCTTATCGCAAGCGTTACAACACCTGGCCGGTATGGAACGCCAAAGTCGGCGGCCAGCTCGGTCAACTCGTTGACCGCCTCGGCGCCGATGTCGCCCACCACGTCGCCGCGCACTACCTGAAAACCAGCGATGCCGCTGTCCTTCGCAAGTGCCACAGCCTCAACGAGCTGCTGGCCAACGCCGAGAGTTACCACACCCAGTGGGTGACTGGTCAGCGCATCAACGGGACAACCGCCAGGCAAATGGAGCGCACTGAGGCGAACGTCTCCGCGGCGGAGCAAGCAGCACAAATGGTTTTGACCAAGCGCCAGTCGGGGGCACGCAATGAATACCTTTGAGATGAATGACCAGCAGGTGGCCGGGCTGGCAGCGGCGATCTGCGCCACCGCCGAAGCCATGGGGCAGGAAATGAACCCAGGCACTGCCGCGATGATGGCTGAGGACCTCTGCGCTTACTCCGTACCCGTTGTCAAAGCAGCGCTGAAAGCCTGCCGCTTTGAGGCGAAAGGCAAGCTGGCCATGGCCGACGTTCTGCAACGTGTTCAGGCCGCCGACGGCCGCCCGGGCAAAGACGAGGCGTGGTCAATTGCGTTGATGGCCGGTGATGAAATCGAAACTGTGGTGATGACCGCGGAAGTCCAGCAGGCCATGAGTGCAGCCGCACCAATTCTAAAACTTGGCGACAAAGTCGGTGCCCGGATGGCCTTCATGAGCGCCTATGAACGGCTGGTGACGACGGCTCGCGCCGAAGCAGCTCCGGTTACATGGAGCGTGTCCCTCGGTTTCGACCCGACTCGGCGGGTGACAGCCATCGAATCGGCCGTCCGCATGCAACTGATCACCCAGGAAGCCGGTACTCAGTATTTGGCTGACTTGCGGATTTCGCCTATCACCGCAGATGGTCAGGCCATTGCTGGCTTGCTGACCGGGTCGCCTGTTCAACCATCCGCGAAGCTGCGTGCCCGTTGGCAGAAGGTCAGGGATGAGCTGCAGGCACATCGCCGCCGCAAAGACATTCAATCCCGATGGGATTCTCGGGCAGAGCGCCGACGACTTGCCTCGCGCAAGGCTGACCAACTGAAAGCGGTAGAGCAATTGATTCGCAAGGAGCGCCTGTGATGACCGATAAAATCAGCGTCAACTGCCAAGCCAAGCTCTCCGAGGCCATCACGAAGCTCAATGCGATGTTTCGCGACAAGAAGTTCGTGGTCGTGTCACTGCGCCCGGGTAAGGACCGCACCCTCGATCAAAACGCCCTGTGGTTCGCGATGTACAAGCGCATTTCCGAGATGACCCAGATCGGCGATGAGGCCGATGCCCGTCGGTACTGCAAGCTGCACTTCGGCGTACAGATCCTTCTGAATGAGGATGCCGGGTTTCAGGCGGAGTGGTATCGGGTGATGCGCCATCTGCCTTACGAAACGAAGCTTGCCATGATGGGCGGCTGCAAGCTGTTCGGGCCTGACGGGTTCCCGGTGACCAGCCTGTTCAATCGCGCCCAGGGCATCCAGTACACAGACCGCATGGCTGCCTACTTCACCGGTCAGGGCGTGGTTTTCACTGACCTGCTGAGCAAGGAGGCGGCATGAGGACTGCGATCAAGGATGTGAAACAGAAGACGTGCAAAGCCTGCGGCGAGAAGTTTTCACCAATGTTCAACACCACGCAGGTGGTATGCGGCCCGAAGTGCGCCTTGGCTCATGCACCGGCGAATCACGAGAAGGCCCGTAAGGCCATCGACCAGCGCGAGCGCCGAGAGATAAAGGTCCGCAAAGAGAAGCTGAAGAGCAGGGCGGAACATCTGCGCGAAGCCCAGGCTGCGGTGAACGAGTACGTCCGCCTGCGTGACGCTCATCTGCCGTGCATCAGCTGCGACTCGCTGCCGAGCGACCACGACCTGATGACTGGCAGCCGCTGGGATGCTGGACATTACCGCTCGGTCGGTGCCTGCCCAGAACTGCGCTTCGAGCCCCTGAACATCCACCGGCAATGCGTGAAGTGCAATCGAAACCTGTCCGGCAACGCGGTCGAGTACCGCATCCGCATGGTGCTTCGCATCGGCGCCGAGAAGGTTGCGTGGATCGAAGGGCCTCATCCGGCCCGCAAGTATACGGTCGACGAAATCAAGGCCATAAAGGCCGAATACCGTGCAAAGACCAAAGAACTGAAGAGGGCAGCAGCATGAAGCTTATCGGCGCACGTCAGGCATGGACTGACTCTCAACACGAATCGAACGCCTCGATCACCGCGGCAGCAATCGACTCTGCGCAGTCGGCGGCAGCGGTGAAAAAGACCCGGGCGCGACAGCATGAGGTGGTGTTTGCCGCTATGGGGGAGGACAAAGCGGAGCGCATTTTGGTCGCGCGCCAGAGGATCAGTATCAGTGAGACGCGCCGGAAGCCAATCAGTCGGTCCACCGCGCGTGCCGCGCACTTGGTCACCATGGGGAAAATTCAGCGCGCTATCGGCACCTTGCCGTTCCAGGTGCAGCAGTTCGGCCACTTCCTCTATCACCCGATGATGACCATGCAGCATGTAATGAATGCAGTGCTGCTGGTTGCGTCGAAAGCCGAACTACCCGATCTGACCTCAGCGAAGCGCGTAAAGGCGCACTACCTGGTGACGTTGGCGCTTCAGTCCTACAAAGCCCAGGTCAGCGGGGCGGCGGAGTGGGGGCCGGCCAGGGTCGCCGCCGAGATGAACAGTTTTTTCGGCGTCATGATCGATCCGAAGAACTGGACGCGCGACTGGCTTAACCTGTGGGAATCCCTGAAAGCAGTGATTGCAGAAGTGGATATTCAGGCGCAACAACCACTATGGCAGGTGATTCACACGGAAAAAGACGAAGAGGCGGCATAAATATATTGACATGACGGGGGGTTGTGCGTACTTTTCCCATAGTGCACAAGTAACGCGAAACGCACACAAATACCTTAACCCGGCCACTGCGCCGGGTTTTTAGTGGCCCAAATTCTGGTGCTGCTTAGTGCATCTGGGCCTCACCATGATGAGGCCCTGCAAGTTAAGCCATCGAAGCAAAGGAAAAGGCCGACCAACCCTTGGTCTTCAGGTTTTGCGCATCTTGCTTTGTCAGCCACCAGCGTGATTCAAGATCATTGAGGTTGATGACACTTTCTTGAGCTGGGATCCCTTCGTATTCCTTCTGAAGGACTTCCGGTAGGACCGAAAAAGGAATCGTCGGAAGCTTGACCAGGACAGTCCTGTTTCCTTGCGAGTTAAAAGCTGGGTAAAACTGAATTTTTACAGCCTCCGGATCAATGGGTTGTACAAGGATCCCTGCTCCAAGGGCAGCCAGGGCGCTTTCGATCTGTTCGATTTTGGAGTTGTGATCGAAGTCAACCAACCGGTTTGCGACAGGGTGTGATACGCCAACTGTGCGAGCCAAGTCTGCAACACGCAGTCCCTTGGCTCGCATAGTGTTCCAAAGAGTGATTTTCGCGACAGTCTGCGCTGGAAGGGAGACGACAAACTGCCCTTCGACTGGTGCGGACGCAGGCGGAATATCGCGCCCCTGATCCACGTAGATGGTGAGTGCTAGTTTGATTCCCTCAACAGCATTTGTCCGCAGCTCTTCAATAGTGTCCCCGGCGCTATGCGCTTCAGGGATATCTGGGCATGAGGACCAAAAGCTTCCCACTTCTTCGTGAACGGTTATCGGATAGTTGTACATATGGTTCTCCTAAATTTACGAGGGCTGATGACACGATTCCGGTAAAAGGTTGGAGCCTCAATCCTTGAGGCCCAATTGCTTGATTATTTCCTTCCTGAGCCCTTCGCCAATTTCCTTGGCTCCGTGACTTGGGAAGATGGTCTGGTTGCCGTTCGGGGCTTTGATCTTGAAGTGACTGCTACCGCCGCGTGACTTCGTGAACGTTACCCCTTGAGCTTCCAGCCATCGCCGGAACTCGTTGTATTTCATCAACTCCTCCTTGTCTGTGTTGATGGATTCAGCATACAGCATAAGTGATTAAAATAAACACATGTGCTTAATTATTTTGTCATGCCCACGGAGTCGAGCGCATGGAGTTTCTACAGCGCCTGTTCGATAAGCTCGACTGGGCATTGGCCGGACTGTTGGGCGCTATCGCCGCCAGCTTCTGGCACCGTGATGACCTGGTCGACCGAAAGGCCTGGGCCATCTTCATTTTCTCGGGAGCTGTTTGCGCGCATTACCTGACAGG